AACAAATATGGACTAGGCAGGAAACCATCCGAAAAACAACAGGCCGCACTTACCGCAAATTCCTTCGCTAACAAATCACCCGAAGAGTTTAAGCGTATCAAGGAAATGGCTATTGCGGCTCGCAAGGAAACGGCGCAACCGTTAACCGAAGAACACAAGCAAAAGTTGAGTGCCGCGACCAAGGGCAAGCCAAAATCAGAAGAAACGAAACAGCGAATGCGTGAAGCCGCCGCACGTAGAACCCCAGAATATAAAGCGGCATTATCCGCACTAGCCAACCTAAAGCGTCAAGAAAAGTTGTCCCCAGAGCAGAGGTCAGCCATAGCCAAAATTGCTAGCGATGCCGCATTAGCGAAGAAGAATGCTGCTTAGTTTCTAGTAACTTCCCTACAATTTAGGGCGTGGCACTCTTAAACTCCCCAATTAGCCTCGCTCACGAGATACTTCCCGAACAGCTTCCAGCGGCTCCGCAACTACCCGAAGATATTATAGCTTTAAATTTAGTTCTCAAGGATTTGCAGCGCTCTGAGTATATATTGTTGAGTAAAGGCTTGACGGTTGAATGGGATAGAGACGAGAGACTATACTTGGCACGTATGCCAGTCGCATTCTGGGAAGGAAGTTCCGTGCCGAGGTCGTCATTAGGTATTCCGTTAACATTGGAGCACATAGAGTCACTACTTCCGCAATACATGCAAGCGTTGATTTCTGACGATCCGCCATTCTCCTGTACGCCGCGAGCTAAGACTAAGATTGACACTGCAAAAGCAGTAACAATGCTCATTGCTAAGCAACTCAAGGATATGAATTTTGAAGAGGAGCTTCGCCTTGGGTTGAAGGAATCGCTTACCTATGGAATGGGGGTATGGAAGGTTGGCTGGAAACGGGAGAAAAAGTTTCGCCGTGTCTATAAATACGCAGGCCAGCCAGAAACTCGCACCGTTGGCGCGGGGATGTCGATCATTACACCCACCAAGGAGTCTAGGACGGTAATCGAGGAACTCGAAGAGTACGAAATCAACGCGCCGTGTATAGAGAAGGTCCACATCCGACATCTCATGGTGTCGCCCGATCTGCGGGTTCCAGACATCCAGCAAGCCAAGTATGTCATTCATCGAATGTACCCAACGCTTGATGATTTAGAGCAGTTAAGAAATCAGCCTGGATACGTTCTACCCGACAAGGAATTTTTGCGTTCGCTGTTCACTCCACCAAAGGAATCGGCAGAACGATCTGTATTAGAAGGACGTTCAACCACATCAGTTTTGAATACTGGGATATCGTCACTAGACATTAATATGGAGTTTAAGGCCATGCCTAGATGGCAGGCTCCATCCGAAGATCCCAATCAGCAACCATTGGAACTGTTGGAGTATGTGACCCCGACTAGGAGCATCGTTGTTCTCAACCGAAAGCTTTGTATCAAAAATGACATCAATGCCTACGGTTGCATCAACTTCTTTTCCGTCCCCCCGATTGATGTTCTCGATAGCTGGTACGGATTTGGAATAGTCAAACTACTCTCCGGCGAACAACGTCTCCAGCAGGGTATCATCAACTCCCGCCTTGACGATCTATCTCTCCGACTTTCGGGAACCTTCCTACGGAAACGTGGAGCCAATACTCCGACTCAGCAGCTAAGACTGCGCCCGGGTGGAATCATCGACTCTGACGACGACAAAGGCGTGCAGATGATTCAGTACCCACCTGCTATCGTCGATGCCTTTACCGAAGTCGAAGCTTCCGATTCAAGAGCACAACGTCGGTCGGGAGCCAATGAAATCGTGACCCAGGGAGCTATCTCCCACCCATCATCCATTGGTCGAACCGCTTCGGGGATTAACACCTTAGCCGCAGGCGTAGGAGCTAGGTCGGCTTACTTCGTAGATTTTGTATCTAGACTATTCATCGTGCCTTTCCTAGAGCTAGTCCATGAAATGAACTCACGCTGGTTACCCATTGAAGACCTAAGAGCCGTACTCGATGAAGAACTCGAAGAAGCCTACAAAGGCGATGCCATTGAGATTAAGAACGCCAACGTAAAGTTCAACATGCAGGCGGGGACCAAAATGCGAGCCAAGGCGGCGATGATGCAGATTGCTCTACCCATCATGCAGTTTGTCAGCCAGCAGCCAGTTCTAGAATCCTTACAAGATCAAGGCTTGAAGTTCGACTTTGGCAAGTTTGCCCAGCAGATGTTTGACGCTTCCGAATGGCCGGGACAGCAGGAAATCATTACCAAACAAACCGATGAGGATAAACAACGCTTGGCCCAGAAGAATGAACTAGCACAGCAGATGAGTGTCATTGCCCAAACCCACCAAGCAAAACTTGGGGAGATTGAAGCTAAAGGGCAAGCCCAGGCGGGCACCCACATTATCAAATCGCTTGTCGATCAGGAAACGGTCACCCCGGATCACAAGATTCAGATGCTCCAAACTCTCAACGACGCCCAGCAAGCCGCGCAAGACGGAGGCGGTTCGCAGGGTTCCGCGCCGAGCGACGATCCCTTGGGGATTATGGGTAACGCCAAGTAGCGTAACGCTAAAGAGCGTAATCAGATGCCAGACGACAACGCCAAAAAAGTAAACTACACACTGACCACCCCATATCTTGGGAAATCGCCCATTCCGCTACCCAATAACGGTGATACGGGCGAGGGTCCAATCGCGCAGGGAATGACCGCATTTGAGGCTCGGACTGCCGATAACCTAGCATCACTAGCCAACCGAGCATCGCAAGGAATCGGCGGGGTGGCAGATGTTGCTCAAGCTATTCTAAATCATGGCCCACAAGTAACCGTAGACCCATCCATGACAAAGCCGATTAATATTGGCACAAGTGCGGCGGATACACTATTTCCGCGCATTGCAGGAAAATCAAAAGCAACTCATGGCGTTGTACTCGAAAACCTTCGCACTAAATATCCTGCCTACAGAAATGTGGACGATGGCAAACTGCTCGCCGCCCTGCTCCACAACCATCCCAGCTACGTGAAACACGTAGGAGACGCGGGCTTGCGCCTTGCGTTAGAATCGGGACATAAACCCAATGGAAAGCCTACTCAGTAAATCCAACCGAAAAGCCATGTACCCCAAGGATCACATCCCTGGGATGCGCGTACCCAAGGGCGGCTCTAGCTGCTCGAAGTGCGAATACCTAGCCGACAACCAAACCGAGTGCAAAAACAAATACTTCAAGCGCTGGCACGGCTCGGCAACCATCCCGGGAAAGATCGACGAATATTGCAGTGATTGGTTCGAGCCTGCCGATGGAGAACTAGGCTAGTGGAAAATAATCAGGCTGAAGTTCGCCTCTCGCCGCATGAACTAGAAATTTTAGAGAATTTCGACCAAGCTCGACATGTCCAGCAAATGATGCACATGGAAGGTTGGAAAATCTTCCTGCGATTACGGGATGAGCGCATCAAGGAACTAGAGCGCCAGTTTTGGGCGGCTACGCCTCGGATGGATCGCGATGCCACCTGGGTAGCCGCTATGCGCAAGGAAGCGATAGTGTCGTTTTTGAATTTGTGGATTGCGGAAATTGAGCAGAAGATCGAATGCCTCGACCCCGAAGTCATGCAGCGAATTATTGATAATGCCAAGCTGAACGTAGCCGACTTGGATGATGACCTGATTTTGGAGTAAGTACGTTTAATGTACTTTTCAAATCAGGGGGCGGTTGCTCGCGTCCCGCCCCCCACCTTCCCTCGGCATTCGACCACAGCGCATGGGGCAGCGCCGAGGAAGGACATGGGTTAGGCGACTTTTTGGGCCTTGAAGCGGTAGTCGCTCATGGCGGCAGCGCTCATCTCTTTGGGCACGTCGTACTCGGCAATCCAACCTAGAGGTTGATTCCCATCAAGATACGAATCGTGGAAGATGAGGATGGAATTGTTTTCGGTTTGTACAAAGTTGACTGGTTTGCCGCGTTGGGTTGGGGTGAGATGGGATTGCGTGGTAAAGGAGTTTTGCACCGCATCCTCGACTGCCCGTTTGTCGGAGCC